ACTTTAATTGTTAATAACTTTGTAAATAAAGTTGTAAATAATTGTGTCAATTAAAAATAATATGTATCTTTGCATCATATTAATCAAAACAAAAACAGATGTACTCAAATTTTAAAATGTTAGAAGCAACAAACAAAGAAGAAGCTATTGTATCAATATTAGATGTAATAGAAGAAAATCCATTATGGCTTAATAAAATTAATGATGGCTTATTTTTATTGGTAAAAAGTATTGAACCTGAACACAAAAGATTTTTATTAGAAAGGTCATTAGATGAACAAGTAATAGACTTGTTTGTTAAACTAAAAAAAGAATACTATCACTTTAAAGATTTTACACAATGGAATTACTAATTTGCGAAGATTACTACTTCTATAATAACGGAGTGTATAAAACAATAGAAAAACTATCACCTGAAGGTTGGTTTACAGATTTAAAAAAAGTAGAACCAAGTATTAGAATCTTTGGAACTAGAGAGCAGGTAGATGAAGCTCTTGATACTTATATTGAATTGACTGGTCTTAATCTTGATGAATCATTTGAATATAAAACAGAAGAGAAAGGCAGCTACTGGGAAGATATTGTATTTAGTGAAACAAGAAAAGACAGACCTACACTAAAAGAATACAATAAAGCTGTAAATAAGAATCTAGCAATATACAGAGAGAAATATAATAAACTAAATAATAACAAAGCATTAATAACAACGATATGAAAACAGAACTAATTAAAGAAAAATATAATAAATATGGATTAACTCCTGATGATATTTTTAAACACCAACACTATATAATTATAACAAGATCAGGAATTGATAAAATTCAAGCAATAGAAAATATTAGAATTAAATATGAATCTATTAAGTGTGAACCTAATTTTGCAGCAGTTAAAGCTACAGCAATAAAAGATGAACTTATTATTGAAACATTTGGTTCAGCTTTAAAAGGAGATTTCAAAAATGGAAATTGCAATACTTTTTATGTATTAGAAATGTCTGAGAAAAGAGCTATGTCAAGAGCAGTATTAAAATTAACTGGATTTTATGAGCTTGGTGTATTTGGAGAAGATGAAAGTGAAGATTTTAAAAGAAAATAGTATGAGGGGGTTTGGTATCAATATAAATAATAATGTCAGCAGTTATACTTTGTAAAGATATACGCCCCCTCTTTTTAATAATTAAAAATTAAATTATGGAAACCGCAATACCTAATAACAGTATAAACAAACCTTTAAGTGAAAGTGAGCAGCTTAGAACTGAAAACACAAGACTAAGGAAAAACAATTTAAATTTAAAATTGCAAATAATTAAAGAAAAAGAAAAAATATTAAAAATAATTAAGTACATTAAAAGTTACAAATAAAACCTAGTATTAATAAATTAAATAAATAAAAATGGAAGTAAAAGGAAAATTAGTTAAGATGCTTAAACTTGAAACAGGTGTAAGTAAATTAGGAAAAGAATGGCAAAAACAAACAGTTGTAATAGACAATGGAGAAGAGTTTAATAACCTAATAGCAATAAGTGCTTTTGGTGAAGACAAAATTAAAGACTTAAATAAACTACAAGAAGGAATGACAGTATCTATTCTTTGTAATGTTTATTCTAGAGAGTATAAAGGTAAATATTATCACAATATAGATGGATATTGGTTTACACAAAAAGCTGAAAATGAGGACTTTGTAACTTCAGACTCAAATGAGAATGATTTGCCGTTTTAAAATGATACAAGAAGATAATTTTAAAAACTTATGTGACCTTACTACAAGATTAGTAGGGCTGCGTAAAGGTTCGCTTGCCTTCAAAAGCAGAAAACAAGAATACCAAGTACCAAGAAGTGTTGTAGCAGTTGTTGCTAGGATGATTGATAATACACACCCAACTATAATAGCTAAACAGCTTAAAAGAGATAGGGTTTCTGTTTATCACTATGAAAGAATGCACGAATCTAATTATCGTTCTTTTCCTAAATATAGAGAGATTTTTAATTTAGTCTATAATGCATATTCTAGTATTCAGGGTTCTAAAAGAACATTTTCAGACTCTAGGGAGTTAGAAATATATTTAAGAGAAAGCGGAATAAGTAACAGTGATAAATACCAAACTATTATTAAAGTTACTTCAGGAAGAGCTGAATATAATATTAGACTCTCATATAAAGATTTTTACAATCAATTAGAATTATGTAAGTTTGCGCTGACAGATTGTAATTACAACTTAGAAATTATTTAATGGATAAACCAAACTACTACGCTATAATACCTGCTGAAGTAAGGTACTCAAGTTTAAAACCTAATGCTAAACTTCTTTATGGAGAAATAACTGCATTAAGTGGAAAACTTGGGTACTGTTATGCAACTAACAACTATTTTGCTGAATTGTATGGAGTAAGTAAAAACACAGTAAGCAGGTGGCTTAGCGAATTAAATAAATTAGGATTTATAAATATAGAAGTAGAACGCAACGAAAATAAACAAGTGATTAAAAGAAAGGTAGGTATTGTTAAAAAAGACAATAGCCCTATATATAAAATAAGCAAAGAGAATAATACAAGAATTAATAATACAAGTAATATAAATATAACTAAAGAAAAATTTATTTCAGAGGTTATGACTTTTGATTATCCTAAAGATATGTTAGAGGATTTTATAAACTACTGGACTGAGGGTAAAAAGAAAATGAGATACCAAAAACAAAGCACTTTTGAAATAAAATTAAGATTGTTGCGTTGGGATAAAAACAATAAGTCCTGGAATAAACCTCAAACAATGAGCAAGATACATCAACACTTACAGAAAAACATAAATGTAAAAGAAAAACTATTAAAACAATTAAAAAATGAAAATAATTAAAACAATGTCTAAAGAAGATTTATTAATGTTGTCAGTAGATTTAGTAAGTAAAACCTATATTGAATTAGGACAAAACAATGTAGAAGAAGATACAATAACAATAATGGCTAAAAGTTTAGCTAATGATTTAGCAAGAATTTATAAAAACTTTTATTTTGAAGACGCTGAAAATGCTTTTTATTTAGGAGTAAGAAGTCCTATGACATCTGACTTTATACATTTAACAGTTCCTACTTATATGAAATGGTTGCGAAAACATCAAGATATAATATGGGATGCAAGAGCAAGAGTTGATAAAGGAGAGAATCCTAATCAAGTACCTCATTACAGACCTGAACCAAAACTACTCAAATGATAGGTTGGGTAATAATCGCAGCAATAGTGCTGCATATAAACTATAAATTAAAAGAATGAAAACACTTACACAAAAAGAAAGAATTATTAGACATTTAAAAGACAAAGGATCAATTACATCATTAGAAGCTATGAAAGAATATGGCATAATGCGCTTAACATCAAGGGTTTGTGAATTGAAAAATGAGGGCTATTCGATTAGAAGCGAGTTTGTTAGCAGTAAAAATAGATATAATGAGCCTGTATCTTTTAGTAAATATTCACTAATAAGATAATTGAAGTCAATAAGTAAATTAAAAAAAGAACTAGATAAGTGGTTTAGTCTTTACATTAGACTTAGAGATAGTCAAAATGGTTTAGTACAATGCTTTACTTGTGGTAAAGTTGCACACTATAAAAAAGGCGGTATGCAATGCGGACATTTTCAGTCTAGGCGGTTTATGGCAACTAGATATGATGAACAAAACTGTTCAGCTCAATGTGTTGCTTGTAATATGTTTAGAGCAGGAGAGCAGTATAGGTTTGCTTTAGCTATTGATGCTAAGTATGGTGTTGGCACTGCTGATGAACTGCAATTTAAAGCTAGACAAACAATGAAGTTTACTAGAGCTGATTATGAAGAAAAAATAAGTTATTACAAATTAGTTGTTAAAAAATTAAAAAAAGAAAAGGGAATAGAATAATTTTTTTTATAACTTTGGCATATGCACATTCCTATTTATTCAAGTGAAGAACACAAATCAATAGTAGATGTTTATGTTTTAATGTGCAAACAATTTGTAGAAGAAGTAACTACAAAAGCAAGATACAAAAATTATTTAGAAGTATTAGACTTAGTTATAGAATACTCAAATAACTATGGCAAAGGGGTTAGAGAGAATAATTTTTATGACTGGATTACTATTATACCAATAAATATATCTGTTGCCACTAGCGGATTTTTTGCAGGAGTAGAAACTAAAACTAACTCAGCAGTTATAAGAGCTTATAAGGTTGTATTAGACCAAATGCTTCAAGAAGTTATTGATAGAATAGACAAACTTGAACCTACTCATGACTGATATTTATATTGAAATATCAAAGCTAACAGATAAGTTCAGAAAAATGGCGTATGGAATAACAACAGATGAAAATAAAATAAATGAAGCAGTACAAGAGTTAATGCTCTATTTTTTACAAATGAACCCCTCAACATTATCTTTAATTTGGGATAAAGATGGAATAGATGGATTAACAAGATATGGAGCGGTAGCATTAAGAAGAGCATTAACAAGCACAAGAAGTAATTTTTATTATAAGTATGAAAAGTATTATACACATATTGACAGCTCTGTTTTTAGTTCTAATACAGCTGACACTAATGAGTATTTTATTCCTGATGGTTTTAATTATAAAGACATTTCAAACATTCCAAACGAAGAAGTAGATAATCACAAGCTAATGAAATTAGAAGCAATAGATAAAGAGTTAGATAAGCTAGAAAGCTGGTACGATAGAAAATTATTCCAGTTATATTATAGTGGTGAAACACTCGATTCACTCGCTGCTAAGACTAAGATAAGTCGTAACAGCTTGTTTACAACAATAGATAAAGTAAGAACAATAATTAAAAATAATTTAAATGAAGATGTATGACCCTGTAAAGAAAGATAGTTTTGTAATGCAGTTTGGTTTTAAAAGTCCAAACTGGCATCCAAGAACTAAAAATACTTATATAAAAAAAGAAGATAGAAAAAGTGAATAGATTTTTTGTTCCTGATGAAGTCTATCAAGACAGGATAGCAATATGTAAAGAATGTGTTTACTATTTTAAACCAACAGGAACTTGTAAGCGGTGCTTATGTTTTATGAAAGTAAAGGCAAGACTAGCACCAATGGCTTGCCCTCAAAAGTATTGGGATAAAACAACTGAAGTACATACACCTGATGACTTGCCGCAAGAAATAATAGATGAAATAATAGATATGTGGAAAGACTTAAAGACAGGTAGAGCAAAAGATGTGGCGGCTAAAAAAAGAATGATAGAAATATATAATACAATACACAATACTAATTATTCGCCTACTACAAATTGTGGTTCGTGTATATCAACTTGTTTTGATGCAATTAAAAAACTATATAAAAAATACAGCGAATGATAAAGAACACAAAAAAAATCATAGACTACTACTTTAAAAACCCTGACAAAAATAGTAACAAAGAAATGGCTGAAAGATTTAATATTTGCACAATAACTTTTAGTAGAATATTGTCTAAAGAATTAAAAAGAAGAAGAGAAAATAGTATGGTCAAAAGATTTCTCAACAAAAATGTTTGAAGCATTTAAACATATAATAGGTTTTTGTGGAGAGCCGCATCCAAGTTTAATTACTTTATTACTTGGCACACCTATTGCAAGCTATTTAATATATAAAATAAAAAATAAAAAATGAAACAAGATTATAAAAGAACACCTGAACCAAGTTATTATTCAGGAACATTGTACGGCTATTCAGCTAAAGATATAGTTGATGATTTTAACTTAAATGCTTGGACTGCTCAGGCAGTACAATATATATTAAGAGCAGGAAAAAAAGATGGCAGTCCTGCTGAGCAAGATATACAAAAGGCTATTAATGTTTTATACTTTGAGTTAGAAAAACTTCATGAAGAAAGTAAAACCATAACAGGAGGATTAGCAAAATGACTTTATATAAATGTGAATGTGGTAATGAAGAAGAAATAGGTAAGTCTACTTTAGCTTTTAGAGATGGTAGATGGAGAACTATTCAGGCGTTATGTGACTGTGGCAAATGGATGGAAGCTGAGCCTGAAGATGGGATGCCTAGCTTAATTAGAACTGAAGCATCTTTAAGTAAAAAGAAAAGGCATGATAAACTATGGGCAGGTGCTAAAGAAAAGCTAGTAGGAGAAAGAGGTATTAACGAAAAATTCAATTAATGAAAACATTACTATTACTATTATGCTTGACTGACTGGATATGTACTACTGGTGGGGGCAAAACTTTTATAGCGCCTTATAGTTCTATTAATCAAAGTAATTATTATACAGAACATCACATAGACTTTGGAGACGGAACTGATACTACATTTATTGGAATAGAAAATCCAATAGCATTAGCATATCAAACAATAGTACACTATTATAATCCAGGAATACACATAGTAAATTTGACTACTAATTTTTATGATTCAACAACTAACATATTATTATGCACAGCAGTTAAGCAAGATACTATATGCCCTTACAATATTACTTATGTAAACGAAATAAGAAAGCCAATAAAAAACAATATATATAACTTAAAAGGAATAGAGCTGTTAGAAGCACCTAAAAACATGATGTATATTAAGAACAGAAAACTATACTACAAAAATAAATAATCAAATATTCTATTATATACTATGAAACAACAAGTTAACATAAGTAAAATAAAATCTAACCCTGATAATCCGAGACTAATAAAGAATGATAAATTTAAAAAATTAGTTAAGTCTATTAAAGAATTTCCTGAAATGTTAAAGCTAAGACCAATAGTAGTTGACGAGAACATGATGGTACTGGGTGGTAATATGAGATTAAAAGCAAGTAAGGATGCAGGACTTAAGGAAGTATGGATAGAAGTAGCAGAAGGACTAACTGAAGAACAAAAGAAAGAATTTATAGTTAAAGATAATGTAGGCTTTGGCGAATGGGAATGGGAAATATTAGCGAATGAATGGGATAGTGTTCAACTAGCTGAATGGGGTTTAGATGTATGGCAGAATGAAGATGATTTAGAAGAACCTGATTTTAATGAATTAACAGAAGATAATAATAATAAACCACCAACAATAAAAATAACATTTGCTAATGAAAATGATTTGCAAAATGCAGAAGAAGAAATAGCAAAAATAGTAAGTAAATATGAAAAAGCAATATATTCAGTAAGTGCAGGAGAATTATGATATTAAAAAAGGCATCAAATAAAGCAATTAAATATGCTTGTTTTAAATTTCACTATGCTAAAAGTGTGCCTGTAAATGTTTTAGGTTTTTCAGTTTTTAATAAAAAAAATGAATGGTGCGGTGTAGTATTGTATGGAACAGGTGCTAATAATAATCTGAGTAAAGCATATTCTTTGCCTCAGGGGAATGTTATTGAATTAGTTAGAATGGCGTTAAATGGTAAACAAGAAAGTACTAGCAAGGCACTAGCATTAAGTTTAAGAATACTAAATAAATATGTGCCACTTTGTAAAATGGTAGTAAGTTATGCTGATAAAGACCAAAATCACAAAGGCATAATTTATCAGGCAACAAATTGGATATATACAGGGACATCAATGAAAGACAAGCACGATAGCAGTTGGATTGTAAATAATAAAAGGTATCACGGTAGAATCATATCAGATTGGGTAAAAGATAAGGGAGGTCTTAAAGGATTAACAAGAGAACAATTTATAAAGAAGTATTATGATAGTAATGCAAAAGCATATATAACAAAAGGAAAATTAAAATATATATATCCATTAACAAAAGAATTAAAAGATAAGTGTTTAAAATTAAAAAAACCTTATCCTAAAAATGCGTGATTAGCATATACAGTAATGCGTTGGCTATTCCAAGTCAAAGAAGGGGTGCAATTCCACCATCACGCTCAAAATATAAAAAATGGAACAAAATAGAACAAAGATTAACAAAGAGAGATTACTCAAAGCATTAGAGTCAAGTCTAGGAGTAATTACAACAGCTTTAAAAGCAACTGACCTAAGTAGAACAAACTTTTATAAGTGGTTAAAAGAAGATGAAGAATTTGCAGCTAAGGTTGAAGAAATAGAAAATATACAGAAAGACTTTATTAAGTCAAAGTATTATGAATGTGTAAAGGATAAAGTGCCGTCAGTTGTAATACACGCAGCTAAGACTAGGCTAGGCTGGAATGAAACAAACAGAGTAGATGTAACTTCAGGTGATAAAGCTATTAATATGCCATTAATAACATTTGTAGAAACTGATACTGAATAAGAAATATAATCCTTTATTTAATTCTGACGCTAGATATTTTATTATAACAGGTGGTAGAGGTAGTGGTAAGTCTTTTGCAGTTACAGTATTCTTAACGCTACTGACAATGGCTAAAGGAATAAGAGTATTGTTTACACGATTTACAATGGTGTCAGCTCATTTATCAATTATACCTGAGTTTTTAGAAAAGATAGGGCTATTAGGTTTTGAAAATATTTTTAGTGTAAATAAAGCTGAGGTTGTAAACTTAGGCAATCAATCAGACATTCTATTTAGAGGTATTAAGACTTCAGCAGGAAACCAAACTGCAAGTTTAAAGTCATTACAGGGTATTTCGTGTTTCGTGCTTGATGAAGCTGAAGAACTTATTGATGAAGATATATTTGACACCATAGACCTCAGTATTAGAGAAAAGAACAAACAGAATAGGGTTATCCTTATATTAAACCCAGTTACTAAAGAGCATTGGATTTATAAAAGATTTTTTGAGGACAAAGGAGTAGAAGCTGGTTTTAATGGCGTTAGAGACAATGTTTGCTATATCCACAGTACATACCTAGATAATAAAGAAAACCTCTCACAGAGCTTCCTAGAGCGTATTAAGACTATAAAGCATAGGAACTTTAAAAAGTATCAGCATAAAATCTTAGGGGGTTGGTTAGATAGAGCAGATGGTGTGGTATTCACTAACTGGAGTATAGGAGAATTTAATCCTGATGGATTACAGACTTCATGTGGAATGGACTTTGGATTTTCAGTTGACCCTGACAGTCTTACAGAAGTAGCAATAGATAAGCGTAAGCAAAAGATATATTTAAAAGAGCATATATATAAGAATGGTTTAAAATCACAAGAACTTGCACAGATTATATTAGAAAAAGTTGGGAATATGTTGATTATCGCAGATAGCAGCGAACCAAGACTCATAGCAGATTTAAAGCATTTAGGAGTAAACATTAAACCAGTAAAAAAAGGAACTATTGAAAGCGGCATAACTAGGATGCAAGATTTTGAGTTAGTAATAACTCCTGAGTCAACTAACATAGCTAAAGAATTAAATAACTATATATATTCAGATAAATCTTCTAAGCTATATGTAGACTCATATAATCATGCTATTGATGGAGTGAGATATGCAATAACATATCACTTAGACAATCCAAATGCAGGTAGATATTTTGTGCAATAAAAAAGCCCCCCACTTTAAGTATTACGACAAAATAATAGAAAGGCTGTGAGGGGCTAGTAACTAACTTGAAAACAAAAACCGTACAAATATATAAAAAAAAATAAAAGAGTAAACTAAATTTTAAGAATTTCTATTATATAATGTATGAAGGTTAAAATTAAGAAGCAGGGCAAAGTAAAAGAGTTTAAGTTAATTAGTAAGTGGGAAGATGTAACACTAGAGAAATGGTTAAAGCTAATAGACTTTCACAAAGGTACAAAGAGTAAAGAAGCTCAAGAAACAATAGCAGCTTTATCTAATATTCCAAAAGACCTAATCAATCAGTTGGAATTAAAAGATGTTGCAGTTATAATGAGTAAGTTATCTGAGCTTCAAGCAAAACAAGATAGTTCTTTAAAAAGGATAGTTGAGGTAAATGGCAAAAGGTATGGTTTCCATCCTAATTTAGATGAAATAACTTTAGGGGAGTATGCAGATATTGAAACCATGATTAAGAATGATATTGAAAAGAATATGCCCGAAGTAATGGCAATTCTATATAGACCAATAGTAGAAGAAAATAATGATGTCTATACAATAGAAGCGTATGATGGTAATATAAGCATAAGGGCGGAAGAAATGAAGAAGATGTCAGCAGAGCAAGTGCAATCAGCACTGGTTTTTTTTTATCATTTCGCAACGCTATTATTACTGACTTTGGAATCATCTTTGACTCAGGTGCTAAAGGAAATGAAGATGCAATTGCCTCAGAATCTTTTGCAGAAAAGTGGAGTTGGTTTGGAGTAATGTATAGATTAACAAATGCAGATATTTCAAAGCTAGAACAAATAACTAAGCTAAACTTATTAGAGGCATTGACTTGGTTAAGTTATGAAACAGATTTAGAATCACAAAATAAAGTAAAACATGGCAGTAAGCAATAAGACTTATAACAATGTAGTAGACACCCTTTGTAGACTTGGGGAATATCATGAGCAGATTTCAACTGTATCAGTTGGAGACATATTTGACATAAATCTTGAAAAGATGGAGAAAATGCCACTACTGCACATTAATCCAACATCTGTATCAACAGGGGACAGTGAATTGGTCTACAACTTTCAGCTTTTTATTGCTGACTTAGTTTCTGAAAAAGACAACTGGCAAACACATCAAGCTAAACAATTAACTAAACTATTAGACCCTAAGAACAATGAGCAGCAAGTATGGAATCAGACTTTAGAAATATGTACTGATTTTATAGGTATGTTAAGGCATAGTTCAAGACAATCACAAGCTGGAGTAAATGATATTAATGCTCCTTTATACTTTACACAAGACCAATTTACAATAGAGCCATTCCAAGAAAGGTTTGACAATCTTTTATGTGGTTGGACTTTTACAATAGGCGTTAGAGTAATGAATGACTTTGACACTTGCGAGATACCAGTAACAGATGCAGGTGCAGGATATTAATGTTTAAATTTAAGATATGGAAAATAACAATACAACTAATACCGCCAAAAGTAACAATACATCTTTAAGCTATGAAGATGTTATTGAAAAGCTAGAAGCAATAAGTATTAAGTTAGAGTCATATAATGATTATCCTGACAGTGCTAGTAATAACGCTAAGAAAGCAATTAAATATAAAGAAGAAAACGGTAGCAGTTGTGGCACTAGAGTTGGCTGGACTAGAGCAAGACAATTAGCAGATAAAAAAAAGATAAGCAGAGACACAATAGCAAGAATGGCATCATTTAAAAGACATCAACAGAATAAAGATGTGCCTTATTCAGAGGGTTGTGGCGGTCTTATGTGGGATGCGTGGGGCGGTGCTTCAGGTATAAATTGGGCAATTAATAAATTAAAACAAATAGATAAAAAATAAAATTATGGCAGACTTAGTAACAACAATAAGTGAATCAGTAACTCTAAATGGATCAGTTAGAGGTGCTAGTAATTCAGTGACAACAACAGGAATAGTTGATGTAATGGAAAGAATAGTAACTTGTACTCACTCACAAACTACAACAATAGCGGTATTTGCTGCTAACCCTTACACTTCAGCAGGAGCAATAGATGTTGATAGAACAAGATATGTTAGAGTTACAAACTTAGACACTACTAACAACATAGAGTTAGCAGTAGTAACAACAGGAACAAATTATCAAGTAACAATAACTGGGGGTAATTCTCATATCCTAAGTATAGGAACTGAAGCAGCTATTGGAGAAACAGATACCTCTCCAGCATTTGGTACTTTAGAAAACTTAGCATCTTTACAAGTAAAACCAGTAACAGCTAATGATGCTCAGGTAGAATTATTTGTAGGGCTTGTTTAATGAAAACCCAAAACATAGAAAGGTACTTAAATAGCTTTGGCAAACAAGTAGTAAATAGAGCTAAAGGTGGTATTCAAAAGGCTAAAGGTGGCGGAACGAATTTAGAGAAATCTATAAGGTTTGAAGTTAAAACTGATGCTGATGGGTTTACAGTACAATTTTTTATGGATAGTTATGGTACTTTTGTAGACAAAGGGGTATCAGGAAACCAACAAGCTAGAAAATTTAAAGACTATAAAGGACAAGTAAAATCAAGCCCTTATAAATATACAACAAAGCAACCACCACCAAGTATATTAGCCAAATGGATAAGTAAAAAAGGCATGAAAGGCAGAGATAAAAAAACAGGTAGGTTTATTAGTAATATGTCTTTAGCTTTTATAATTGGTAGAGCAATAAAAAGAGACGGAATACAGGGAATTAGTTTTTTTCAAAAACCTTTAGGGCTTGGGTTAAAGCAATTTGGAAAAGACTTACTTGGTGCAGTAAAAGAAGATATAATAGAAGGATTAACAACAGTAAATTAATATGGCAGCAAATTGTGTAATAGAACAACATCCAATAGGATTTTTTATACCAGTAGGACAGGAATTAATATTTGTAGTGTCTAACCAAACGGCAGTAGCAAATGAAACTAAAGTTAAGTTTTGTGCTGAAGTACATATAGGGACTACTATACCAGTAACCGCTACTTCTAATGATTTAAAAGGTGTATTTAAAACAACCCCTAATAATGCAGGGGTAGGAATGTTTGATTTAAGGAATGTAATTGAGAACTATGTAAAGGCAGATAACATGGCTGCTAATGGCAGTTCTTATAAAGGCACAACTACTTCAGATAGTGAAAGACACCCAGTTCATTTAATAGATAAATATTCTTTAAATACTAACTTAGGGCGTTATATGGTGATACAGTTTTATGTAGAATACCTAAACACAACAACCAATGTAGTTGAAAGAGCAGCAGGTACAACACAGAACTCAGGAGTTTATTTTCTTTTTAATGGCTATGTAAAACATACTGATAGTCTTTATAAGTCAGGTAATAATTTTGGATTTGACACTTCTAAATTTCTTTTAAGTAGTATTACTGATGAATTTTTAACTAACGCACCTACTGAGCAATATGCAAATGTTGAGGACTATGGAACTATGTCATTTGTAACATCTTCTATAAGTATGAATAGTATTGCACTTAATTATTATGACAGTAGTTTTAGTTTATTAGATACAGAATCAATAGTAAGAAATTCAAGCAATGGTGCTTGGGATAATCCTTTTGCGGCAGTTTCAGAAAATCAAATATTGCATTTAGGTTGTT